CACCGTTGAGTAATAAGATAACGCCTTATCTTCTGCCATACCTGTTATCAATGAACGGCTTCCATTATTGGCTGAATATAAGTATCTGAAATCATCCATGCCCATATCACCCGCAGGAATATTAAGATATTCATACATTTCAGAACCCAATTTCTTATGAAAATTTTCATAAGTAACCGGATATATATAATACCCCCCTGCACTATACCATCGGCTTAATATCCTAACTGTTTTACTTCCCGTAATTGCGGGCGTTGGTGTTAAATCTAATTCTAAATTAGCACCATTTACGGTTTCAGATGTTATCCTAAAATATACATCATTTACTGTATTGTGTAAAAAGTGATCTGTAAAACGAAATGTTTTATAGTCTGTCACCCCCCCGGTAATCACCGCATGGGGAGAAGAGCCGGAAAGCGTAGCTGTTTTTTCAAGAAAATAATTCCCATCATCATTTAAGTCTATTCTTTCAAGAAAATATGCTGGCGCATTTTCAAAATCTTGTGTAGTCTGTGAGCCTTGTTCTGCAATAAAAACATCCACCGCCGTCAATCTTTTAAATACTTGTGCGCTTGCTGTCGGAATAGCAATTAGAAATTGTAAATAAACGACTTGAAAATCCAAATCTTGGAGATAGTATGCGCGCGCATTTAGAAGAATTAAAGATTGATTTAGAAAAAAATTATCCTGCGTATCTTGAACAGGAACTCGCGAAGAAAGAAAAAATGATTTCACAGCTTTCTATTGAGAAGGAAGCTATCCAATCAGAAATTGATACTATAAAACCAGATGCCTAATATCACTTCTTGGACTGATTTAGCCGCTATAAGTTCAAATATGGCTGGCAGTTATGTTCAGACGAAGAATCTCACTCCTGAAGATAATGATTATGTCGGTATTGGCGATAGTTGGACTCCTTTAGCTGGTGACTTTAGTGGAACATACAATGGAAATGGTTTTAGAATTCGCGGAATGATTATTGATACAGTCCCGACTTCAAATGATGTTGGAATGTTTGAATCTATAACTGGTTCAGTTCAAAACATTATTCTTGTTGATGGAAGTATTGATATAAGTGGAGATTTAGATACTGACGATGTTTATATTGGAGCATTAGCTGGTAAAGTTAGTGGTTCTGTTAATTATTGTAGAAATTATAAAACGAATATCACAGTAGACGTTACTAACGGAGAAGTTTTTATTGGTGGATTGTTTGGCGCAGTTTTAAGCGGAGTTTCAATTAGATATAGTTATTCTACTGGAGATATTTCTTTTACTTCAGATGATACTTGTGGAGGAGTGATTGGAGGTTTTATTGGTTATGGTTATTCTTTAATTCAAGAAAGTTATATTGAGCAATGCTGGGCTACTGGTAATGTGACTGGAATAAACGAGAAACACATTGAAGCTGGTGGATTTATTGGTTTTATATTGTCAAATGATAGTCATTTGTTTGATTGTTATTCAATAGGAAATGTTTATGTAGAATCAGATAATACAGTTCAAACAGCAACAGATGTTGGTGGTTTTTGTGGAATTTTATTTTCGCTATCCTTTACAATGCGAAATTGTTATTCAATAGGAGATGTTACTCTCGGAACAGATGCACAAAGAGTAGGAGGTCTTATTGGCTATGCAGAATCAGGTGGCACGTTATCAAATTCTTATTCTACTGGCACAGTAAGTGGCACTTCATTTGTTTACGCTGGTGGTTTTATGGGCCTTAATACAATGACGTTTAGTAATGATTCTTGGTATACTGGAGCGTATTCTGTTGCGATTGGTTGGAATACCGCAGATAGTAGTTCTATAAATTTACTTGCATCTTATGGATATGGAACAGATATTTCTGATACAACTGATTATTACGATAAAACAATAGATGTTTATCAAGCTGGAGCAAATGATTGGGATTTTGATACTCCGATTTGGTATGAAGAAATCAATACTTTTCCGCGCTTAATTCCTTTTATACATAAAATCAATGGTATAGAAAACGAAGATATTTTCAGTGTAAAGGGCGTGCGAAAAGAAAAGGTCAACATTCTTGCTGGCGTTGATTAGTAAAAATATATGTATGGTAATTACGAATATGGAACAATAGAACTAGGGGGATTTATTGATGATTTCATTAGATTGGTTTTAAGTGATAGTGGATTTTCAAATGATGACGTTGCCATTTATTCTGATGTAATTATCAATGATTTTAGTAATGGTATAGAAAATTCCCAGATTTTTGCTATACTTGAGATTGATGATGAGGGTATTGGTGAGGAGTTAGAATCTGTTATTCAGTTAATTCTTCTTTCCGATTCTGTTAGTGGCGATGACATTGTTGATTTCATAAAACTTCTACGTAGGTATCATAGAAGAAACTTATATGTAAAGAAACAAGATGATTTTGATAAAAAAGATTTCTATTTTAAAAGTCGATAAAAAATAAATAAACAAATGGCTCAATATACAACAAGGGAAAAGGTAATGAACTATCTTGCTCTTGATAACGACGCTGTTTTGAACGCTTCGATTGATGAATGGTGTATCGCGGTCAGTAACTATATCGATAACGTTACTGGTAGGTCGTTTGATGAAGTAGCAGATGAAACTGAAGAAATGGTTTTTGATGGTAGTGGAATAGAAGCGATGATTGTAAATGATTTTACTGAAATTGATGAAATTACAGTTGATGGCGACGTTTTAACGTCATCGGACTATTTTCTATATCCCGCCAATGATGCTACAAAGAACACTATTGAACTTAAAAACGATTTACCGCGCAACTCTCGGCTTATTAGTCAATCGCACTTTATATTTCCGAAAGGACAGCAGAACATTGTTATTAAAGCAAAGTGGGGTTGGGACGCTACGCCAGAAGAAATTATACTCGTTGCTACAAAACTTGTAGGAGGAATTATTAAGGAAGCTATTGGCGATAGGGACGTTAAGGAACTTACATCGGAAAGTCTTGAAGATTACAGTGCAAATTATGTAAAAATCAGTGAGATAGCACACGCGCTTAAAGTTGATGATATATTGCTTTCTTATATGATTGTTAATCCAAAAGTCGCGCGCGCAGGATTATTTTCAATATGAGTTTTGAAGATTTGCTTAATGGTATTTGTAAAATTCAGGAACGACAGGAAACGCAATCAGATGCTGGTGAAATAAAAATCGACTGGGTTGATATTGCTAGTGAAGTTGAATGTAGAAAGGTAATTCGTCGAAGTCCTGCTCTTGATACGAAACTTGGAAGGGTTACTGTTATAGACCACATTTTTTATTTTATGCCAGATATTATTGTTAAAGAAGGGAATCGAATTATTTTTGAGAACGAAGCGTTCCTTGTTACTTCAGTTGGTGGAGATAGTGAAAAACATCACAAGTCGGTGGTGACAGAAAAAACAATTTTCGAATGATTGGTGCAACTTTTAAATTCATTAAAAAAATTGATGCAGAGCGTAAAGTTGCTGAAGCATTTGATGACCAGATTGAGAATCTCGCGCTTATGATGGAAGCGGATATTAAAGAAGTTACGCCAGTTGTGACTGGTCGGCTTCGCGGTTCTATGACTGGAGAGCGCGTAGGATTTCTTGAAGGTCGTGTTTTCAGTGATGTTCATTATGCAGAACCAGTTGAATATGGAACTGCCAGATTTAGTGGAAGGGCTATGTTTCGTAGGGGAGCGCGAACATTTTTTCCGAAAGGTCTTGCGTTCTTAAAAAATAAATTACCAAAATGATTGAAGAAGCATTGGTTACACATTTACGAAATGATGTTGATATTTCCAATAAAGTAAAAGTTGGAAGTATTTGGCATATTTATCCATTGAAATTGCCTAGTGGAATAAATCTTGATAGTAAGGGATATGCGATTGCTTACGAAGAAATTGACCAGAGAGCAAAATACCCGATTATGCGAGAGTCGTTGTTCCAGTTTAAGGCATTTGGGAATACATTTGAGAAGGCGCGTGACCTTGCAAACGATATTGATGAATCATTAAATGACCTGTCTGAAATAAAGCTCGGAGATACGTTTAATGTGACATATATCAAGTTCGTTACAAGGAGAGTTATGTTTGATGATACAGCGCAGTTATGGTATTATGTGATAGAAATGTCGCTGAAATATTAAAGGTCGGATTAAAAATAATTACAGTTAGAATGGCACAAACTACAATACAGAAAGAAAAGGCAATCCGTAAGGGTTCAGTTCGTGTTCTTGTTGGAGATAACTTCAGTTCTCTTACTGATATTGGAGCAATTCGTGACCCAAAGTTGGTTTCACTGGTAGAACAGCAAGAAATCAGTTTTGATAACGTGAATAATCTCCGACAGTTTGCTGAAGGAGCGAAAGTTCAGTTTGAATTTCTCCTCACCGAAATCAACCTCACGAATCTTGCGAAATTTGATAAAGGACTTGTAAGTGTTGAATCAGTCGCAGGAGCGCCTGTTGCTGGTGCAACTCAAACAGTGTTCGATGGTTCGTGGGAATATAATCAGTTCGTCAAATTAGCAAATCAAAATGGAGATGGAACTTCGCCAACAGTTAACTCTGTTACAGGAGCAACTAACGGATTGTTAGTATCAGAAACTGATTATTTCGTTGGTCAGAATAATGCTGGTGATTGGGGTATTTTTGTTATCGACAGCGCAACTGTTACGACAGAAAGTCAGAATCTTGTAATCAATTATGATTACACTCCTTCTGCATCGAAGAAAATCACATTTACGCAATTAGGAACAAAAGAACTTATCGTAATGCGATTGACGAATACTGATGCAGATGGCAAAGTATTCAAAATTGATGTCGAAGATGTTACGAACGTTGAAGCTCCAAGTATTGATTTCGCAGGAGATGATGAAGCGGATATTGCTACTGTCCCTATGAAATTACAGGGATATATCGTAGAAATCACTGATGAACAGCAAATAACGTAGTTATAATCCCCCTACAATAGCGTAAAAAGGGGGGTTATGGCGCGGATAGATAGAAAACTTAACTCGGATATATCGTAATGACAAAAATTGATTTTTACAGTGGTCGGCAACCGCATATCATCGAGGTTGAAGTCGGTGGGGAGCGACGCGAATATAAGCTCCCTACTGATTTCACAGTTGAGGAAGTCGAACGCTTTTATGAAGTAGAAAAAAGAGTGAAGGAAAATCCAGATGAGGACAATGGGTTTCTTGTCTTGATTACGGAGGTTCTCGTTCTTTTGAAAAGGTATCAGCCAGAAATTACAGTTGAAGATGTTAAGAAAATTCCGATTCCTTCGTTGAAAAAGATAATGAAATTCGTGAATGAAAATAATTTCTCAACGATGTTTGGAATATCTGCGGAGGACATTGATATATCTAAAAAAAAAGTCCTGAAGAAAAGTTGAACGCGATTCGTAGTGCAATCGTATTTATGGTGAGATTTGGCTTTTCTCTTGCTGAAGTCAGACAGTTGATGATTGATGAATTCTTTTCATTTCATAAAGCACTTATCTCGATTTTGGAATCGCAAGGAATTGTTAAGGAAGGGACAAGTGATAACATTCAAGATGAAGATGTTGTGTTTTCTTTAAAGAAACAACTTCGTAAACTAAAAAAATCATAAAATGGCACAAGAAGTAGGAGAATTAGAATATAATATCACAGGCAAAACCTCTGGTTTAGGTGGAGCGATAAAGGAAGCGGAAAAAACTATTAAAGGATTTGGCGATAAGGTGAAAGGTGTAATGGAGAGTCAATCCGCTTCAGTTTTTAAAGGAATCCTTGCCTATGATGCTTTCAAAAAATCCATTAAAGCAGTTGGAGATTTTATTGGCGATTCTATAAGACAATCTGCTGAAGCATCAAGAATAATGGCGCAGGTTGAGCAAAATGTTACAAACGCAGGTTTTTCATACGAACAATTAAAGCCGAAGATAAATGCTGTTGCAGAGTCGTCTATTAAATTAGGTTTTGGTGGTGAGCAAGCGAGTGAGAGTTTCTCGCGTCTTTTAATAATTACGAAAGATTATGACCAAGCTGTTTCGCTTCTTAATCTTTCTCAAGATATATCGCGCAGTAAGAATATAGATTTGGCAAGTGCTACGAAATTAGTTTCTCTTGTTACGCAGGGACAGACACGCGCGCTTAAAGAATATGGAATCGAACTCGATGAAACAGCGAGTGCTTCTGATAATCTTCGAAAGTTGCAAGATGTGACAGCAAATTCAGCAGTTAAGTTCGCTGATACAACAGCAGGTAAACTCGCTATACTTCAGGTTCGTTGGGGTGATATTAAACGAACAGTTGGAGATGAACTTACTCCTTCATTGTCAAATCTTTTAGATGTTATTGAAAATAATATGCCAGCGATTACTGCTATGGTTCAAAATCTTGCAAGTGCGTTTGGTAATGTTTTAACAGTAATGTCAAAGTTTACGAATGTTGATTTGATTAAACAAGCGAAAGAAGTTGATGAATTTTCTGGTTCAGTTTTTAAATTAAGAGATGAATTGAAACGAGTTGAGAGTGGTCAAAGTAGTTTGAATAAAACAACGTTAGAAACAGCGATTCGTTATGCAGGTCTTAAAAATTTTACTAATGGTTTAGTAATTCAAAACTCTACGCTTGAAGCACAATATGGCAATCTTTTAACTGATGCTATTGCTAGAAAATTTAATCCTTCTGTTAAAGATGCTGTTAAAATTATTGAAAAAAATAATGAAGTAATAAATAAAAATAAAACAGAATTGGAAAATTTAAAGCCAGCGTATGATGAAATCAATGGTTCAATGACTTCAGTAAAGACAAGTTTTGAAGGAATTGGTATTGCTTCGAAAGCGTCTGAACAGGCAATTAAGGATAGTGAAAAAACATTTGAATCATTCCAACAAAATTTATTAAAATCGAAAGAAAACATCGATGACCTTGTTGAAGCTATTGATAAAAAACTTATTGATGCGTTTGCTAAATTCAATTCAGTTATTGGTGAAGAAATTACGACTGGTCTTGGAAGTCTTGCCGAAATAGTTGTTAAAGCTGAAGGTTCAATTGTAGAACTTCAGAAAGAACTCGATAAAGAACTTGCTGAAGAAGGTGATAAACGAAATGATGAACGTATTAAAAGTCTTGAAGATAGAATCGCGAAAGAACAGGTTATTTTAGAAAGCGCATCTGGATTTGAATTTCGATTACAGAATCGTCTTTTAGAGCAGGAAAATAGACTTGCTGACCTCCGCGCGCGACAAGAAGTTGAAACAGACCCGATTAAACTTGCTGTTCTTGAAACAGAAATTCAGGCACGTCAGACAGCGTTTGACCAGATTTCAAAACTTGGCAATCTTGATGCACAGATTACTGAAGAAAGAAGGCGTGCTTCTCTTGATGAGTTTACTCGATTCGAGGAGGATATTTTCAGAAAGATTGACCTTCGAACTGAAGAATTCGTCAGTGAGGTTACTCAACTTCGAGAAAAGAAAGAAATCGCACAAGTTATTGAAAGTGATGTTACGAATTTTTTGAGAACTGAAACAACTACGCGCCAAGTCATAGTTGATGAGTTTGCGGATAAAACTATATTACGATTAAAGGAAATTGGTTCAGAAGCAAAGTCAGCTATAAGTGCGTTGCAATCGCTTCAGTCGTTAGGTTCACAGGTTTCAGGTGCTACCAGTGGAGGACTTGCTGAAGGCGGTTTTTCACAAGGTGGAGAAATGGTTCATGGTGGAGAATACGTTATGCCAGCATGGTTAGTTAGGTCATTTTCTGGTTTAGTTGGTAATCTCGAAAAAATACGAAGTGGGAATAGTTCAAGTAAAACTGTTAACGCGCCAGTAACTGTTAATGCGAGAATGGGAGATGGTTTAGATTTTCGCGCTCTTGCGAGAGAGTTAAGTTTTGAATTTCAACGATTATGATAGGACAACAATTTACAATCACAAAAAAATCAAATCCGACAAAATTTATTAAGTTTAATGACCATTCGTCATCAAATCTTATTGCGCTTCAAGCATATCCGACATTTGACCTTGAAATTAGGAATGATGAAATAGATAAAGAAGGACAACATGGTTCTTGGGATTTCTTTAGTTTTTATGGAAAACGTTTAATTGTTTTTGAAGGTGTTATTATTGGAATTAATGAAGGAGAAGTTCATCGACTTCGAGATAAGATGTTAGAAGTTACTTCACTTCCTGCTCAACCAACAACTTCAGATGATGGAACTGTTCTTATCGAATGGACTGACCCTCTTGGTAGAGAACTTCAGATTGAAGCGAAAATTTCAACATCAATTCGTTTTAGCAGGAATCTAAAGCAAAAAAATCGTCTTGATTTTATTCTTATAATGAAAGCTCCGAATCCTCAAATCGAATCACAAGAACTTATTGAAGATGCTGGTTTGCGTGGTTATAACATTGGCGGTGTTTTTCTTACAATGAAATTTCCATTTACGCTTGATAGTAATTTTATAAATGTAATTACTGTTCAGAATGATGGAAATACTGAAGCAAATACTGTTTTCCGATTGTATGGTTCTCCTAATCGAACGATTACGAATCCGAGAATTACAAACTTAACAACAGGGGACTATATTCAAGTTAATATAACTCTTGTCAGTGAGGCAGAGTATGTAGTAATCAATTCTAAAACTGGAACAGTTTTTGATTATCTTGGCGCAGATAAAAGTTCTGATATTGAAGGTGGTAGTTCGTTCATACTTCTTGATATTGGCGCGAATGATTTGCTTTATACTTCGAGTGAAAGTGATGGAGCATCAAGTCCGATGGCATTAAGATATGACCCAGATGAAATCGCTCAAGTCGACCATAGAGATACGATTATCTGATGAAGATAAAGATTTACGATAAATCATATAGTCCACTGTCAACGCTCTTACAATCTGGAGCGTCATCTGATTTTAATAATCTTGAATATCGTGAAGTTTTACACGAAATTGGAACTGCTCGATTTAATATGCGTCTTGATAATCCTAAAACTTCTTTAGAAAATCTTAAGCATTATAATATCGTTGAAATTGTTGATGATGATGGAACGACTGTTAGGTGGGTTGGAGTTATCTTTTATAAAGAAGTTCAATTTAACATCGTTATTGTGACATGTTATAGTCTTATCTTTTTATTATCGCGCAGACTTACCGCAAGTTCAGTTGTATTCAATAATACTGCTGGCAATGTTGTTTCGTCTATCTTATCTACAACGAATGGAATTGAGGATACTAAAATCATCGCTGGAACTTTAAATGCCTCTACAAATGTAAATTTAACGCTTAATCGCGCGCCTTTATTCAATACCCTTAAAACGATTGCTGAATCGGCAAACGCACAGTTCAGGGTAAAGCCAAACAGGCAACTCGATTTTATGAATGTAATAGGAACTGATTTGTCAGGTAGTATATTGTTTCAATACGATTTTTCGCTTATCGCAAGTGCGAATATCTTAAGGTTTTCAGTTGATGATGATGGAAAACAAATCAATAGTAAGGCGTATGGTGAGTCTGGCGCACTTTCTTCATCGCAAGAGGACGCTGGTATAAGAACTTCGTATGGATTACACGAAAAGTATAAGAATTTTCGAGAAATTTCAGACCAGAATACTCTTAATGGGATTACTTCTGATATGAATAGAATTGAGGAATTTTCCCCAGCTATTGCTTTATCGCCTGAAATAGAGGATAATTTTGATGTAGGAGATATTGTTTCTGTTAAGTTGAAAAATCGGCTTATTGATATTGATGATACATTTCAAGTTCTTGAAAAAAGGGTTCGCATTAGGGGTGGTCAGAAGGAAATTATTATAAGAGTAAACGATATTCCGACTGACTTTTTGCGAGAAATTAAGGATATTCAACAGGACGTAGATTTGTTAAGTCGAGAAGTATAATGTATAATAGAAAAAAATGGCAACAAGAGTATTTTTCATAAATTCC